TAAAGGAATATCTTTTAGGGGGAGGGATACCAACAATCGATTTCTATCCCGAATTTCCCCAGATTCATGTATTTTAGAAAACACCTTTCCTTGAGTCAATTCTCCTGTAAGAAACTTAATTGCTGTCTTTTCTCCAACCCCGGGAATACCAGAAACATTATCACTAGTACATCCTGACAATGCTTTTACTTCTGACCAGGTTTCCGGTTGTATGGAGTATTTTCTGATAAATTCTTTTTTTGTTGTTAGTTGTTTTTTTGATATATTGTATAAAGAGCAGAAAGATAAAAGCTGTAGTAGGTCATTGTCACTAGCTACTACTATATTAGAACCCTCTAATTTTTTAACTAGTATGGCAATCAAATCGTCAGATTCATATCCTTCTACCATAAAGATATTTCTGAAACCTAATTCAGGGAGAATTTTTTCTCGTAATTCATTGAATTGTTTAAAAGCAATAATATCCAATTCTTTTTCCTCTTGGGATCGAGTATCAGGACGTCTATTTGCTTTGTATTTGGGATATAATTCTTTTCTAACTGATTCTTTTGAATCCCAACAAAAGTAAAAATTATTTGATTCAAAATGTTCAGCTAAGATTAGTATATGTCGGAGAAAACCAAAAATGATCTCTGTATGGCTCCCACGGTAGGTGAGACCTTGGGATAGAGCAAATCTACACACATAACAGAGATAGTTGCAATCCACTATGATGTTGATAGACATTACTATCTAACCTTAGTTGGTCTATTTAAATCAAAATGTTGTTCTACCTCGTCCCATAAATCAATTACTGAACTTTTCAATTGTTGTTCCAATTTATTTTCTTCTACGTAGGAAACTGCCTTGTCTAGAGAAACATAACTTTTACCATCTGGACAAATATAGGTTGTTTCCCCTTTCATTGTTTTTATATATTGTAATTCATCTCGGATAGAATCTACCCCATAACCAAACACAATAGATAGAGGACATTCCCGGAATGGAGAATCAACGGTTGATTTTCTTATAAAACATTTACTTTCAATTCCAACAATTCTTTTAACTTCTTTTCCATTGATTACTGTTTTCTTTTCAATTTTACCTACTGAGGAAACCCTAATTCGAATAGAAGAGTAAAAAGGAATTGCTTGTCCACCAGGAGTTGTTTCTCCATATTCTCCATCTCGTACTTGATTAGAACAAGCAATGATCCAACCATTGTTTGAAATAATTCTTGCAGTTTTTCTCAACCCTTCACTAAATTCTTTGGCCCTCCTCATCCCCATTTTATCCCCTTTCTCTAATTCCAACTCTGTAGAAAGAGCAGCAAGGGAATCAGTAGCAATAACATTTATCCCATCTTCTTTTGGTTGCCAACCATATATTTTTTCAAAAACTTGTGATACAGTATCTGGTCGGTAGTAATCTTTTGCATCAAGTTTTATACCATAGATTCTAGCATACTCCTGATCAAGACGAGCCTCGGGGTCTAGAAACATAACTTGACCACCCCGGGATTGTGCAGAAGCTCCTATTTCTGATAGTATTGCTGTTTTACCAGACCCAGGAGGACCAAAGATTTCCATAATAAGACCCCCTGGTATTCCCCCTCCCTTCCTTCTCTTTCCAGAAATAGCAAGGTCAAGAAGGGTGGATCCGGTAGAAATCACTCTATCAAAGTAAAAGTCATTTTCTTCTCTTTTAATATCAGACCTTATTTCCTTTTGAACCTGATCAGCGGAGTCTTGTGTGGATAGCTGATTAGGTTCTCTTCTCTTTAACATATACTAACCTCTCCTTCTCATGCTAGATTTGTTAGCCTTTTTTTCAGCTTCAATTCTTTCTGCTTCATCAGCACAAGAATCATATTTTTTACAGTTACCACAATTGATCAATTGATCAATATCAATACCAAACTTCCCGTTAGAAGGACAAGGATTGTTTGAGGCAGTATTGGAAGGAGGAGTTCCTTCTTCTGTTCTATGTGGTCTTCGGGAAGAACCTCTGGGGGGAGTCATGTCAGGGACATCATCCTCAGATTTCTTTTCTTCCTCTTTCTTTTCTGAGATTTTTCCTAAGAACAATTTCTCAATCTGATCATAAGTAGGAATAACAATCACTTCATCTAAGGTGAAAGATTGGTCAAGAGTAGCATCTGAAATGATATAATCTCTATCTAGAAGTTTATGTCCCTGAATAGTTCTGTATTCATCATTGGCTACCTCGAAGGAAATGGATTTACCAACATCAACATCTGAGTAAGGGATTGCACCACCACCCCTGGGATTTTTAGCAGCAAGCTGTATAGGCCCTTCTCCATATTTGTAAGAAACTTCCCAAATCTGGACACCTTTTGCTTCTTCTTTACCATCATCATAACAAACAATGTTGTAAACACATCTTCTTTTAGGAGAAATGTCTTTGTAATTCTCCCACTCCTGACCATCCCGAATTCTTTGATCAATTTCTTCACAAATAGGACAAGGCAATCCATAGTTTCTAGTAGGACAAACAACCCAATCTTTGCCTGGACCAATGTTGGTGTGAACATACACCTCTAACCAGTAGGCATAATCCCCCTCTTTGATGGGATGACGTTTATCAACCTTAGTGGGATAGTTTTTGCCAGCAATGAATGGTATGATATCAATGATATGTGGTTCATCCTTTGTAATTCTTGCCTGCCATATTGGCAGATTCAAATCAGGTTTGAAATATTTCAGTGAAGCATCCCCACCCTCTCTACGCTCACTACTTTCCTGAGTTCTTCTCAAAAGTTCATCTTTAGCTTTTGCTCTATCAAATCTTCTCATCTTTCTTTCCTCCTTTTTCATGTTCTGTTTTTACCTCAAAATAACTACGAACAGCCGCCTTACTTACAATTCTAGTAATCATGTACAAAAGAAAAATACCAACGATTACTATTAACACCCACCAGAAATTCATACTTCTTCCTTCCCAACCCTTCTCTGAAGTCTAGGATTCTTTCTGAGAAAATCTAAATGGTTTTCTCTATCGTTAGAATCAACTAAGTCTTTTGCTTCTTGCTTGATTTTTGGATCAGCCCAATATCCAGAAATATAAAGATCTGTAATTTTTTCTAATGCTTTCTTTCTATGTTCAAATGCTTCTCTGGCAGCATTGAGGATTTTTGCATTCTTGTTTGCAAGTAGAAGAGATTCACTTGCTTCTGTATAGACTTTTTGTCGAAGGATAGTATTTTGTATTGAGCTTTCTGTAATCTTATCAATCCCATAAGATGAAGGACTGGTTCTTATTTGCAAATCCAATTCTGCTTTAATAAGATCAAGTCTTTCTTTTGCTTTGTCTCTTTCAAATTGAGCTTCCACTTCTTTCTCTGCCCAATTCAAAAATAGAACAGGTTGGTTCATCCATTCCCTATCTAAATTATACTTATCAATAACTATATCTTCTCTGTAACCCATATTTCTCTCCTTTTATACAGTAATTTTCTTCTTCATTCTAATTATAATTTACTTTAAACAATTTTAGTAACTAAGTAACAAGTATTTATCATACCTGCTTTCCCTGAATACATCCAAGAATCTGAAAACAAATCAATGATATTAGCTGCTCGGTCAGAAGAACTATCCAATAAAACTTTAGACATGTAAGATAAAACAGCATATCTTATTTTCTCAGGCTCATCATCAATCTTTTTTAACATATCTGCTATTGTTTTCCAAGGCACAGATGGTTTCAAAAGTAATTGACATAACTCCAAAAGAGAAACCTCATTGATTGTATTATCCAAAATAACTTGTAAAGCATCCTCTTCATTCTCTATATCAATTACTTGATCTAACATCACTAAAGCTTGTCTAGGGCTTCCATCACAATATTCAGAGATTTTTTGAAGAATTGTGGGAGCCATTTCTATCTTTTCCTGTTGACAAACTCTTTTAAGAATTTTTATAATTTTTGCTCTCTGTAATGAGCTAACTTGAAAAGTTGTACAACGAGTTTTTATTGTTTTCAAAAGTTTTTCAGGGTCAGTGGTTACAAGAATAAAATATACATGTTTTGGGGGTTCTTCCAAAATCTCCAGCATAGCATTTTGAAACTCATTTGTGGCTTTGTGAGCTTCATTTAAAATGAATATTTTTATATTTCCTCTTAAAGGCGCATACTTACAAGAATCTATAATTTCTCTAGCAGTGTCAATTCCTCGCATTTTACTTATGTTGTATTCTCTGATGTCTTCTGGAGAACCCCCTAATCTGTTTGCTACTATTCTTGCCAAAGTAGTTTTTCCACAACCACTAGGTCCTTGAAATAGAAACGTATGGGGAATACCGTAAGGTCTCTGTAAACAGGATTCGAGGGATTCTATTATAGAATCATTTCCTACAATTTCTTCTAAGGTGTTTGGTCTATATTTAATACTTAGGGGATAATTTGTAAGGTCGTTCATTTAGTTAATCCTCTCTTTTTGTTTTAGTGTACCAACTTCCATCTATTGGAGTTATGTCTGTTTCTACCTCAAGAGGAACAATAATCTCTGGAACAGCTTTTCTCAGATCCTCACACATAATTCTTTTTACGGTGGTGATTACATGTTCCTCTTCAGAAGGGTATAAATCAAACACAATACTGTCATGGATTTGTCCAATCAATTTTGTTTTCCAGTTCTCCTTTTTTCTTAACTTGTTAATCTCAATTAGACTCCATAACAAGCAGTGAAAAGCACCTCCTTGAATTGGAGAGTTTATTATTTGATTTTTGGATAAAAATCCACCTCTTCTGTGGCCAAAAATCATTTCTACATACCCCTTACGATTGTAGAATTCTACTATATCCTCCTGCCACTCTTTAAAAACATAGAATTTTTTCCAAAAAGCTTCCGAAACTGATTGAACATGATCTTGAAATTTGTAATAATTTGTTATTTGTTTCTTTTGCAAATGTTCAAGAAGATTAGTTCCTTGAACAGTTTTTAAGTTCTTTACTTCATTCCAGAGATTAGCAGAACAGGCTTGATATGTGCTACCATAGAATTGTGGAAAAACAAAACCATTCTTGGCATAGAATCTTATGTCTTTACTAACCTGGTTGTTCCTCAGTTTGAATAAATCACATGCTTGATCTCTATGCATATCAGTAGAAGGGTCGTGAATATATTCAATCAGTTTTGGATCATGGGTATATACAGCAGCAAGTCTTACTTCAATAGAACTGTAGTCAACTTCTGCCAGTTTGTTTCCAGGTGAAGGTAAGATTCCTCTTCGTATTGTTCTTTTAGCATCCTCATCTCGGGTAGGGATGTTTTGGAAGTTGGGGTTTTGGGAACTGGATCTGTAACTCTCTGCAATATGAAGATTAAAAGAGGGATGAATTTTCCCATTATTTTCTTCCCTTTTAAATTGTCCTAGATAAGTATCTCTAATTTTTAGAAGTTTTCTTAACTTAATAAGGGTGGTAGCAAAAGGAGATTTTAACTGAGTTAGAGATGCAAAGTCTACAGATTCAACCCCTGAATTTGTGGTTTTTGGAGAAGAACAACCAAGAATTTTATAAAATAGTTCTCTTAAATCTTTAGAAGAATTCAAAGACAATATTCTACCTGTTTTTTCTTGATATAATTTTGCTTCCTTACTGTTACTAAGTTCAGATGTTAGTTTTTCTATTTGTTTAGTAAGTGCTTTTTCCTCTTTTGAGAAATAGGAAGTATCAACCCTAATTCCTTCTTCTTCAACATCACAGAATGCTAATATTCCTTCAAAAAACAATGCATCTGCTTTTCTCAAACCGGGAAGTCTTTGAAACTCTTTCTTTTGCTCTTCATATAGTTTAAAAGTAAGAAGTGCGTCTGATCCATTGTATAT